TAACAATTCATTTCCGATCACTCCGGCCTTTTATTGACGGCCTTGATATTGTGGCGGAGCGTAATGACAAAATAACATCGCTCACTATAGGTGATATAGTACAGGATATACTCGGTGCAAACGGAGCGTCGGCGGAAACTGTCTCTTTCGGTCTATCCCCTGGAAATACGATCCCAGAGTATAGCCTGGCACAGGGAGAGACTACTAAATTAGGGAGCATAACCTATGTCGGCTAAATCGGTAAGCAGACAAACTCTTGACGCTCTATTACCTCCCGGCCCGCTATGGGTACCGGAAGATGGAGAGGGTCTTGATCAGTTTATAGAAGGGATCTCAAAAAATAGCGAGGATATAGCAGAATTTTTAGAGCAGCTCGCTCATATCCGCAGCCCCGCTTTGACTACAATTTTATCTGATCTTGAAAAAGAATATGGAATTGCAGTCGATACTAATTTGACTGAAAGTATCCGGCGGATGCGGTTGGCAACGAAAAAATATGAGAACATTTCCAATGGCTCAATTGACATCTTGCAGGCCGCTCTTGATTCTTCAGGATTTACACAACTCACGGTTTATGAAAATAGTCCGGCTGTTGATCCGGCGATATTTTTAGACCAAGTATTTATAATGATAGCGAACGGTGATAATGCCTATGCCGGTTTTATACCAGTTGCAGGCCCGCCGTCAACAGCTTTTGCTGGTAGAGTTGGCGGGGAATTATTAGTCAACGGCGATATTTTTACCACAGTCCCTGCATATCTCTCACAGGCAGATGATATGTGGGCAGGCGGGTTACATGGTTATGCCGGGCGATTTGATGAAATGAAAACTACCAAATTGGAATATGATATACCGGTTGACCCGGATGATTGGCCATTGGTATTTTTTGTCGGCGGAGCAGCTACATTTAACCCGGACGGATCGTTATTGACTATCGAAAATGCGGACGTGGACGCAGAGAGGGAGCAGGAATTAAAAAGATTGATTTTATCGATTAAACCACTTCATTCATGGGCAGGGTTGGTTATAACTTTTAATTAATTATGGCGCAGGCCATAGCACAGGAGACAACAGGAGCATAACATAAATGAAGGGCAAGCAAAAAGCAAAGCATCAGAAAACGCAATATAGCATAGGTAAATGGTTGAAAAGATATTTTTTGAAAAATACGTGTAGGCGAGGAGGCGATAAAAAATGAAAGATTATAAAACGGTATTTGTCAATACCGACGGGGCTAATTTCCCCGATACTGCGGGTGTAAATGCAAGCGGTGGCGGCGCTACAGACGGGACGGAGTTTGTAAAATTATTTATAGACGATCTATGGGGAGTAGCTCAGGCTATCATGGATTTTGCAGGTTATACTCCCGACGCTGTGCAGGAGTCGGCAACAGCCTCGCAGCGATTACAGGCGATACTCAAATTCATAAAACCGATCGTGGTAGATGTAACGGGAGATATTACCCTATCAGATGAGCGGCCGAACCAATTAATCAGGGCAGTCAAACAGGCCGGGGATATTACTATTACTCTCCCGGATGCGTCGGCGGGGAATTTCGTACAGCAAACGATTGTCATAAATGTAACCGGAGCGGCTGCGGGTAGCGTGTTATTATTGACTAGTGGAGCGCAGACGATTGACGGATTAACGCCTGGCAATTTTGATTTTACATTACCAGGACAAAAAACGTTTGTCAGCGACGGAGCAAACTGGATATCGAAACGTAACACCGTACAAGAAGCCAAAGCCTGGGTCAATTTTGACGGCACGGGTGTGGTGGCAATCCGGGACAGTTTTAATGTGTCGAGTATCACGGATAATGGGGTCGGTGACTATACAGTCAATTTTACGAATGCGATGTCGAATGCGGATTATGTAGTATTAGGAAGTGCAACAGGCACAGTAATATTGGGCTCATTAACACTACTTACGAACTCGGCGCAGATTCTTACGCACGGTCATGCTGGCGGAGTGATTGACAGCAATCAAATTTCAATTACAATTCACAGCCAATAAAAATAAAAAGGAGAGAAAAAATAAAATGAAGAAAATTGTTTATAAAACAGATGACGGAATAGCGGTTATTACTCCGACAAAAGAGGGGCTGGCAATTTTCGGTATTGAGGGAGTCACTGAAAAAGACGTGCCCCGTATATTACCCACCGATAAACAGAAGTCATGGGCAACAGGGATTATGGGGATTGCTGAATATAAAAAATATTCCCAGCCAGAACATAAAATTATAGATGAATCAGAAATGCCTGCTCCCGCTGATTATGAATATTTTAAAGGTGCTGTCCAATATGATATGTCTATCGATATTCCAAAGGCAAGAGAAATAAAAAAGAACAAATTAAGAATTGATCGTGCCCCGCTATTGGCTGCTCTCGACGTGGATTCTATGAGAGCGATTGAAAACGCAACAGATACAACGGCGATTATCACAGAGAAAAACCGGCTCCGGGATATTACGCTCTTAGTAGACGCAGCAAAAACGATTAATGAGATTAAGGCCATAACGCTTACGGTATAGCCGCCATGAAATGGTTAATATTTTTATTTATCCTTGAATGTGGCTGGCTCCCTAACGGTGCTTTCTCTATGTACGAAAAAACTCCACCTGAAGCTGTCTACCTAAACGGTGCTTACTTTTTTGACATGCAGGCTGAGCTAATTATATTTGATCATCTTTATCTAAACGGCGGAGCAAAAACAATACTTCACAAATCGCCCGGATTAATATTTGACCCGAAGGCTGTTACTTACAAATTTGAAACCGGGTTAAGATATAATATGATCGATATATTTTTTAGACATTATTGCATGCACCCGATCATGACCTATATGTATCATTATCAGCCATCTTTAATATGGGAAGGTTGGTATAATGAGATAGGAATTAGAATTGAAGGAAAGATTGGAGGAAACCGTTAAATAAAAATAAGGGCGCTCTAATGAGCACCCCACTTCTTACCGCCCGCTCTGTTGTAACGCAGGGCGGGTTTTATTATGCCGGTTCATCCTTCCCGTTTTCATCCCATTTGTTGAACAATTCTTCCATATCGTTTATGAAATATTCAGCCGAACCGCTTTCTATGTGTTTATTCAATATGTCTGTTGCTTCTGCAAATAACTCACGTTCAGTCATTCTTTGCCCCCTTTCCCTGCACATAATCCAATATCGGCGATAGGCTCATTTTATATCCAGTTTCCGGATTATTTTTCCATATTGTGCAATCAAGTTTTTTATATCCCTGGTTTTCTGCTATTCCATTCAAAGCATATTGATAAGTAGAGGGAGTTTTAATAATAAGTGCCATACTATTTTTTATTATTTCAATACAGCCAAATTTAAACGGCCATTTATCTCCAAACATTTCAGCGGTTAGAATCATCGTATCCCCCACACTTCAACATCATCCGAAATAACTATCACGCTCCCGGTATCCCCTGTAATAAAGGTGTAGCAATATAAAAATCCGCCGTGGTGATAAAATAAGCAATCATTTATCATGGATGGGTTAAGGGTATATTGCAATGCATATCCGGTTTCTCTCATTCCATCGCCCGGATAAATACGATCTAATATCTCGATTAAATCTATGCTCTCGGTGTATCTCATCAAATAACCGGTGTTACACTCGATCCAATATGTTACAATCTCAGAGTGTTCTATCCTCGTAGCTGCGGGGATTACAACGGGTGATTCTCCATAATAATCCTGTACAGGATATGGCGATAAATTCCAAGTCCACATGGCCGTATTATCCTCATTCAGTCCGCCGGCGTTCCAGGTGTAGCCGTTTGAAGAGATCCAGTAATATCCATCATAGAGCCAGCCAGTATTTCTCCAGAAATAATTAGTCGACCAGCCGTCTACATAATCATACAATCCTCGGAAGATGACGGTCTTTGCAATGGAATTAAAATCAAAAACGAACAAGCTCTCATTATCTGCATAAATAATATTTGTAGCCTCGCAGGATAGGGAATAAAAGGTATGATTTGAATTCTCTGCAATTACATCCCCGGTAACGGTTACATTTATTTGCTCAATAACCCAGGGATAGACGGCCAACTCATCGCTGTTTTTAAAAATCCTGGTATTACTCCCTTCTATAACGGCGGAATAAACATCGCTTCCGGATATGCCGACAGCATCAGCGATACAAGGTAGCCGGTAGGATTCGATAACTTTTCCTTCAGGGGATAGAAAATACAAAATATCATCGACTGATATAATCCCATTTCCGGCAGATACGGCTTGACCGGATAACCATATAATTGAGTTTGGATTATAGACAAATTTAATATCAGTCCCATCATAGGTAATGTATAATATTTCCCCTGAGTCAGGTGGCGGGTCAGGTGGATCATCTATAGGTGGTAAACTGATAGTAGTACTGACTCCCGGTTCAACCGTACAATTTGCCAATACTATGCAACAAAGAACTGCTACAAAAAGATAGATGATACAGATAAAAACATAAAACGATTTTTTATATTTGGTCATGATAATACCTCCAATTCCATAATTAATCGCTCAATCTCTTTTGCGACTGACCGACGATTAAGCTTAGCAATTTTCTCTATTTTCTTTTTTGCTTCAACCGATACCCTAACGCCTAAAAATACAATATCCTTTTTCATAATTATATGTTAACACTCTGTTAACAGTCTGTCAAGCACTTTTTTTATTTTATTTTTTATGGTAGCATAATTTTATGCTCGGCCTTATACATGCTGAAGTATCGGAGATCGCTATAAGATGGTTTAAAGAGCAGCCGCAGTATGAGGGATGGGTAATGATCCCTAACCGGAGCGGACGGGCTGATTATAACGGTATCCATGTTCCCTACGGTATTCCCCCTAACGGCGGCGGATCGGATTTTATATTGTTCGGCTCCCAGATAATACACGGGAAGCGGTTGTTCACCTGTGAATTTTTAGAAGTCAAGACCATTGCATATCCTACCATCAGCATTAAACAGCGGCGATGGCTATCTAAAATGTCCGGGTTCGGTGCATTATGCTGGATTTTTAGGGAGATACCGGAGCCACCAGGGTATCTGGTTGAGGGGTGGTCTTAGAAGCCTGTCCAGCTTTATAGCCTACAAAAAATCCTATTGCTCTACAATATTTAGCGTGTGAATCCAATCTAAAATTGTATGCAAATTTCTTTTCCTCTTCAGACCATTCCGGGTCTTTATCCCATTTCTCGAATGCTTCCATTATCTCTGTCACGCTGTCCTCCTATTTTTATAATAGCTGGTCTTGTCCATAGCCTCTGCAATTTTCTCCATGCAGGATCATAACATCCTGTTTTATCTCGATAAAGCATGGCATAAGGAATAAAACCTGCATCTAAAGTCCGATTTAATCTTTTCTCGGCATCCTTCATAATGTCGCCCGGATATCCGATCAATACATAGCAACGCAAGCCCTTGCTTTTTACCGTAAAATTCGCTCTTGCCAATTTTTTGCCTGCTTCAACTAATGGTTCATAGTCATCCGGTGTATCGTAGGCAAAAAACATCTGTTTAGGTTTTAGGTCTACCAATAAATCAACATGCCAATCCTTAAGTCGTGCCGCTTCTAATCCGCCGGTTAATTCTTTGCGGCCTTTTTGAGCTTTCAACATTTTAAAAACTGCTCTTATATGTTTTTCAGAGCAAGCCAATAAATTATCATCGAGCACATTTATTCCCGGTTTGATTGACAATTCTCTTATATCACCTTCTCTTTTCCAAACATCACAAAACCAACATTTATTAGGACAGCCTCTTGAGGTGATCACGTATCCGGGCTTGAGATACTTTCCTGGCACAAAATCACCGCTCGGCTTTCCTGTGGCAGGCCCGCCGATCCGCACGGGAGCCACGGTAGACCATAATATGGCGAGGTGTTCAGCCTCTGGCAGATCCCAGGTAAACGTTACGGACACATGCACTTCTGTAATATCATCAGGAATGAACCATCCTGGCTCAGTATGAAATGAATATAAATCAATCGGAGTAGCTTTTGTACGTCTGGGAAATACTCTTGCAATCAACTTGCCCTCCTATTCCTGCTTTGTAATTCTTTTCTTTTAAAATAGACCCAGCCTGGTTTAAAATTACGCTGCCGTGCGATCTCGTGAAGCAGCGGAATATTAACAGCTCTTTTATCTTCGCCTGTGAGCCTGTGATACACCCACATAATCGAATATCCCAACTCCGCAGCAATCCGTAATAACTCCCCCACCGGGCCGGGGAGTATCTTCCCCTCTTCCGCAGCTAATTGGTACTCATCTACCAGGCCGTTAATCCGGTCGATGAATTCCCGCCGTTCCAGGGGATCTCGATCATTCAATTTTACCGGCCCGGATATTTCTACAAGTCGACCGTCAACTATTTTTATATTAGGCGGTTTTCTACCATCTCTACCGGCCCCACAGTTCGGACAAATATCACCCTCATAATACAAAAAACATTTATCGCAAAGCTTTAATGTAGCCGTAGAATCGCCTTTGAAACGTTTCTTTTTTTCCCGGCCATAAAATGACCAGTCATAATCCTGTAACGGATGGCCGTGATACTGCAAATTCGATACATGGTCTAGAATAATGCAGGCATCTTTCCCCGGATATGGCCGTAATCCCCTCCCGATCATCTGCATATAATATGTCCGGGAGAGAGTCGGGCGCAACATTATAATACATTCAATCCGGGGGATATCAATTCCGTATATGGTGAGCTCGCATGAACAGACACCGTCTAATTGACCATTACGCAGGCCATCTAATATCGCTTTTCTTTTGCCTTTACCCATTCGACCGTCAAGACTCTCAAATTTATAGCCCGCATTTCTAAATTGCCGTGCTGTCTCTTCGGAGGCTTTTATTGACCGGCAAAAAACCATTGTTGCTTTTCCTTGCCCATGCTCACGGTAATGATTTATTGCTTTGCCGTAAACAGCCCGTTTTTTAAATAGCTCGGCAAGCTCATCCTGGTTGTAGTCAGTTCCCTTTTTATGTAGTTCCTCAAGACCTTCCAGACCGGGAGCGAAATATTGTATTTTAGTTAGAAAGCCTAACTCTATTAATTCAACCTGCGAAGGTCCATAAATAATATTATCGTAAATATCAGACAATCCCTCACCACTGAGGCGTTCCGGGGTGGCCGAAAAACCGATTATATAAGTTTTGTCCGGTACTCGGCTTTTTAACTCTATTTGAAATTTATAATTAAGATGTGCCTCATCTATAATAATCATATCCGGCCAATTGATTATTTTATCCCATCGCCTGGTCAGTGTATCTTTACTGACCAGGTGGACAGTATAAGCCCTTGATTCATTCGATCCAGCTTTAATCATAGCGTGCGGTACTTTATGCCTAAATAAATGGTCGGAGGCTTGATCTAAAATCTCATTACGGGGAATTATTATCCATACTCGATATTTACGCTTGAAAGCGCCTGTAGTCATAGCCGAAAATATTATTGTTTTACCGGCACCCGTAGGAAGAGCGATAAAGAGATATTTTGTTTTGCCTAACGCTTCACGGGCTCGATCGATTAAGGTTGACTGGTATGGGCGGAGTTGCATTAGCAGACCTCTTCCATGTCAAACAGAGAGGGAGCGGACACTTCTAATTCAATTGCTTTTAGATAAGGGATACCATCTCTAAAATATTCAGAGTTTAATTCTACCGATGATCCCCGCCTTCCTTTTTTAATAGCTCTATATGGCACGGTAAATAAGCCGCCGAATGGATCATGTATTAATTCTCCCTTATTGGTATATCGATCAATCAATCTATCTACAATATCGAATTGTAACGGACAGATATGGTTTTGCTTTTGCTTTTGTGTCTGTTGAGTGTTTAATGTCAGCATCCTATTTACATCATCCCAGACATCGTCATTATGTGACCCTGGAGCGATGACCATAAACGATGCAGGCAAACTATCTCTATCATCTAAACTATCGGCAAGTTCAACATGCTTTTTATAATCGTAAAGATTCTTACGGCTCCATTTTCTATATAATGCCTGCATTTCAGATACCGGCACGCTTTTGAAATCATCCGACGTTAACAGTCTATTTCCATCGCTTCTCCACAAAGAGTGAGCATCTATCTGCCACTGTCCACGGGTATATTCAGTTTTCGGTTTTGCAACCGGATTATCGGCATAGGCTCTTGTTGTATCGGTCGGCAATTTTCTAAAAAGTAAAATATATTCTGGACAACCGACGCCCATTTTAGTTCCGTCTTTACTATTTTCAGTCCATCCCAATCTATAGGTTTGATTATTTTCTCTTACTACATCGGTTACAATTGTTATCATACCAAAATATATAAATCCGTGCTTGCGGTAATGATTAATAGTTTCAGCATGAAACGGATCCATTGACGGCATACCATAACCGGTGGTATTGCCGAATAATACCCTATCTTTTACATGGCAGGCATAGACACGACCAGGCTTTAATATCCTCAATAGCTCAGGTGATAAATAATCCATTTGCTCAAAAAATCTTTTATTATTTTCATTATGTCCGAGATCATTATAGGATGGTGTATATTCGTAATGATTTGAAAAGGGAATTGATGTTAAAAGCATATCGACTGAATTGCTTTTTATATTTGTGCTTTCTAAAATCGTATCATTTAAAATAACTTCAAATCTCTCTCCTTTAACAATTTCTCTTTTACAGCCTATAGTTCGGGCAAGTTTATCCATTATATCGGTCGATGATAAACCATATTCTTTTATTATAGATACCATTTCTACAGCAAGATTTTTGTGTTGTGCCCATTTCTTTAAAAGTGTGTCTAAAATAGTCTGTTCACTTTCGGTGTAAATAACATGGATTTTAACTTTTTCCTTTTGTAAAAATCTTTGTATCCTATGAATGGCCTGGATAAAATCATTGAATTTGTATCCAATCCCTACGAAAATAGCACTATGGCAATATCTTTGGAAATTGGAACCGGATCCTGACAGGATGGGTTTTGTAGCCAAGTATTTAAATTTACCATGCGAAAAATCGGTAACCCTTTCTTCCCTTAATTCCATATCCTGGGAACCGTAAACTTCTAATGCTTCTGGCCATGCTTTTTTAATAGTATGTCTCTCTGCTTCTTGATCATGCCATAAAATGAAACTATCATCGGGATATTTATTTAATATCTCTACCATTTTATTAACACGCCCGATTCTTGAATCTCTTTTTTCTTTTGCAGCATCTTTTAAGCCCAGAGCTGCTTCTCTAAACATTTTAACCTGTCCGTCTTTCTCGGTCCCTGCAGTTGAATGATCAACTTCAACTTTATGATAGATAATATTCATTTCTGGCAGATCGTATCCTTCATCAGAATAGCCAAGGTCAGAAGGTTTTGTTATAAATACCGCCCAGGTACTCATCCATAGCCAGAATTCTTTTTCCTTATGAGGATACAAGGTCAAATTATTTGCTTTTGTCGAATCTCTTTGAAAAAATCTTGTCAGCGCCTGGCCGGTATCCATCATTTCTAAATATCCGCCATAATGAATAAGCTCTTTATATTTATTAGGCGATGGTGTAGCTGTACAGACAAACTTATATTGTACATCTTTAAATAATTGTAGAAATGTCTGATAGGTTTTTGATCCATAAGAACGTAATATCGATGCTTCATCTAAAGATACAGCCATAAACTGCCGGGGATTTATTTTCTCATCTCTTACAGGCTCATAATTGCAAATTAAAATATCCGCTTTAGCGTTATCAATATGAGTTTGAGTTTTAACATATTCTACTGACATATTTAAAAGTACTTCAGCATCATGCCTGAACTCTTGCCGCACTCCCAGAGGACAGATAACAAGGGCTTTCCCGCCTTCCTTTTTTAAAATGATCCGTAATATTTCAAGCTGTTGAATCGTTTTACCTAATCCAAATGATTCAAATAGCGCACGTCTGCCGCCCTTAATCGCCCATTTAATAACATCTTTTTGATGTGGTTTGCAAATAGGATTTATTTCATCTAACGATATATCAAATCCGTTTTCAGGTGCAATTTCAATTTTGCTTTTTAAAAAGTCGATGTAATTCATTCCCTCTCCCCCCGTTCCTGTAAAATCTCTTCTATGATTGGCTTTAAGATATTTTTATCCTTAACAGCCAATTGCATCCGTGCCCGTTCATTACGTGATTCCATCCGCTTGACTTTCTCTTCCATAGCATGATAACAAAATAGACTAACTGTTTCGGTGCCTGTAATAAGATTTTTAATTCTTATTAACCAATCATCATTAATTTTAAAACTTGTCTGCATATAAACCTCTCTTATATCTCAATATAGCTATCGGAACGTATTAAATCATACAGCCCTGTAGCTATACTGTCAAGTCTGTAAAACAACCCCATCAACCATTTTTAAACAGTATATTGGCCTTAGCTTTTGATATTACTATTTCCAAACATTTACATAACATTCGTTCTTCCTGCGCAACGTATAAAGCTGATTCTTTCTTCATTTCCTCTTCAGTCTGTGAATCAGCTACTTCTATTTTCGCTTTTAAAGATTGTGTTATGCCAGTCAAATATTGGATTGCTATTGTCTCGGTTATATTCACGTTATCCTCCGTATAATAGCCAGAATAAGCATACCCATAATATAGCAATCAGGACAAATAGAGCAATTATGATCCGCCGGTAGCATTTTAGTTTTCGTTCGGATTTATGCAGATATAGCCTCCAATCCTGTCCAGCAATTTTATCCATTCTCTTTTGCCATGCCCGCCGTGCCCGTTTTTCGGTTGACTGGCTCATAACTCCCCCTTGCAATTTTCGCAGATAACCGCATCTTCAGGATTATCATAATAGCAAGTTGAGCACATTCCCGTTGGTATCGGATCAATTGTATTATCGATTGCTTCAATTTTCTCCCCACAAGACTCGCTTACATACAATAGCGCCTCCCCTAATTCTTGCCATTGTTCCTCGGTCGCTTTCCCACTTTTAAACAACTCAATCGCTTTGTCTTTATACTCTTTGCCGGTCATACCGTATCCTCCTGTAACATAATTTGACTGATGGCCATTACCTGACCATGCCAATCCTCATCTACCTGTTTTTCCCAACACTCTTGACAACCGCCGAATTTCACTTCACCATCAATATTTAACGGCCGGTTATCAGTGTTTTCCTTTCCGCATATCGGACAGATCATTCAACTATCTTCCCTTGCCATTCATTTTCTTCCATTACTATTTTTTTAAATAGTTTTTTCTGTTTTCTCGATAATTTTTTAGCAGGTGATGTGGCTATTATTTTGATTCGTTTTTTCTTTTTCATTATACCGTGTCCTCCTTATCTATTCGTTTAAATATCTCGCCTAGTTTAAAAGATTGAGCAATAGATAAATCTCCGCCCCGATCTAATATTCTATCCATATTCTCAATAAATCCTAATTCCCAGTCATTTAATTTATCATCTCGATCAATTAAATAATCAGTTCGTATTCTCCATTTATGCCGTGTTGTATCGCTTATCATATCGGGACCTCCGCTGCAATAATATCCTTCAGGACTACGCAAGTCCTGGTTTTACCGGCGATTGTTACACGTCGGTTTTTATCGACTATACTTTTATGCCTCCATAATTGCCTTTGATACCCAGGCCCTCGATTTAATATCCGCATTATTTCATGATGATTGGTTGCTACTGCAATATCGGATGTGCCGGATACCAGGCCGAGTCCATATCTGTGAGCTGTGCGCTTGAAGTCGATCAATTCTTTTTTAGATAATTCCTTCATATCTTCATAGTCGAGATCCCCGCCGGTTTCGAGTTGTCCAGTAAAGAGAGCTTTTAAAATCTCTCTTAATGGTAAATAAACGCCCCTGGAATTATGCAATTGGACAGATTCATCTAATAGCCGGTCAATCAATTCCTCGGTTTCATCCCGTTTATCTTCGGGCGGCTGCCAGGAATAAAATTCTTTAATGAATTTAATCATTTCCTTGTCTGCCGGATCTGTTATATTCTCCCATACTACAAAATATGTAGAGAGTAGAATTGCCTCAGCATAGGCAAAACGATAATCCTTTTTCGTATGAGCCTGTATAATAGTAGCAATCGGTTTCATCATGCTTAAAACAACAGGTAATTCCCGCCAGGTTTTGGAGCGCAGGCCATTACAATTTTCGGGCGTCATTATATTGATTAAATCTTTTTCTTTTTGTAACCATGCTTCCGCGGAATCATAGGCACGTTTCATATTAATCCATATAAGACGATTCAGCGCCGCAGCCGATTCGACCTCTGTTGATATGGATATAAAACCAAACATTTTACACATGCCATAATTCGTATATCCCTGATCTTTCGTGCCTTTCCTGGCATCCGGTGCATCGTCTGAAGTCGATGATACCATAAGAGAGAATAAATCTTCCCTGTTTCTGCCCTTTTTATCAATCCCGGCTTCCGCTTCTTCAAATATTACCGGTTCAGTATCGTTTTTTGTCGATCCTCTAACTCCGGCAACTGTAGTTTCTCCACCCTCCAGCCATTCCGGGGAGGCCAACGGACGGATGATATGATTTGCAACTGTAGTTTTACCGCTTCCGGAGTCACCGGTAAGAAGGAAAGCCGGTCTCCAGGGTAATGCTCCGCCGAATGGTGCGATTGTAGCCCAGGCCATGCAACGGATGGCATCTGCGGACGTCTGAAAAGACAGGTTTTGTATAGCTGCCGCCATTAATTTTAGATTGTTTTCTGTTATTGGTTCTGTCGATAATCCAATATCTTTTTGTGTTTTTTTCAGATATAGCTTTTTCGGATCATGGTCACCTATGATAATATGCCCGTCATTATAACAATATTTATCGCCTGCCTCTTTCCATGCTCCCCGGCCCCTGACACTCTCAGCGTTAAAATCAACCTTACCGGCAAGCTCGATCATTTCATCGCATGCCTGATCCCAGGATAATTTCCCGTCGTATGAGTATTGGTTTTTCCACCAGATCCGGGGAGCTAAGCAGAGCAGTTTTTGTTTGCACAATGTATCTAGTTTGGTATTGTAAAGTCGCTCATGGCGGTCAAGGAAGTAAGCTTTTCCATCGTCGGCGGTTCCCAGGATACGGAATGGTAATTCTCTCCTATCTGTAGTGCCGTCATTATTTGAGGGAGGGATAGAATCATCAGGAATGGAGCCGGTTTTCTGATTGCCTACCGGGGGAGCAGTAGGAGGGATCTTACTTACAGGCTCCATACCTTTTGACTCTAAGATATATTTCTCGATTTCTTCAGGTGTTGCTATTTGCAGCACCTCGACTATATCCGCTCCGGTTGGTTTTATTTCCCTTGCCCTTATGGATGGAGGGATAATTTTAGCGTGCGGTAATTTGCTTTTGATCATAAAAGCAGCGGCTATGCCCGGTTCGTCATCATCCGGCCAGATAAATATATCCCTGTCCTGCAGGGCGCTCCAGTTTGCATATTGACATTTTTTAGCGCCACCATTCCAGGCAGTAGAGATAAATCCGGGGAGCACACTTGCAGCATCCGCACATTTAGCGCCTTCATGGATCAATATTGGTTTTGTTTTGTCGGTAGCTATAAGGTCCAGATTAAAAAGTATAATCGGATAGTTTTTTGAAATTACATTTTTACCATCGTAATAGAAGGATATGATGTTTTTTTCACGTTCTCCGCCCTGGAAGCGGATGTCGACAAGGATTACATCGCCCTTGCTATTTTTATATGGCCAGGCATCGGTTATTTCAGTTCCCCATTTATATTTTATCGCTCTCTCAGTAAGCATTTTGCGATTAAAAATATCGTTAGCTTTCCCGATAGATACCGGGACGGGGACGGCAAAGGTTTTCTTCTTCCCTAATCTTTCTACCTTTTGCGTTTTTTTTACGACGGGTGGTATTTCATCCGGGGAGATATTTAGCGTCTTTTGCACCTCTTTTAATTTATCGGGGAATTTAGTATGCCCGCATAATAACCCGGCAATCTCAAATATATCCCAGGTGAGCGAACATACCGGGCAATGTACAGTTTCAGCGTAAACGATAGCCGATGGGTGTTCATCATTATGATTTAAACATCGCATCCGCTGTGCGCCGTCGATATTTTTTATTTCAATCCCTTTTAAGGACAGATATTTTTTTAAGTACGGTTTATATTTTTTTGTATCTGTCAAAGCTCCCCCGCTTAACGGCCCCCACCTCATGGCAGGGGCATAATATTTTAAAACAATCCTAATTCTCCCTCGGTTTTATCCTCTTTTTCCGGTTCTTTCTCCAGTTCGATTTTTATTTCTGAGGCCGATGTGCCGGGCTCGGGTTCAGGTTCGGGTTTATCATCTGGGGAGGGTGCGCCACTGTCAGCCTCTACAGGCGGGTAAAACTCTTCAGATATATCAACCGGATCGTCCTTATCCTCCATAAATCCGGCAGATACGGCACGCTGTTCAATTTGTCGCATATTAATTCCCAACTCGGCCCGGTTGCGGTATTCTCCCAACGCCAATTCCCGCATTTTGATCATTTCTATGCCGTCGAGTACGATTGTAACGGTGTTAACGTTCCCGTGTTCCTGGGTGGATTTTTTCAGCATTTTTAATTTTAGCGGTAATCCCATCAAAACGCCATTTGTATTCTCGCTGATGAACTGCAAGGAGGCTAAAATATTCGATACGGAATTCCAGCCGTGAGTTCTAAACCGATATACTCCTCCTATATCCATCGAAGAGGTGAGCATACAGGACAGGATACCTGATATTTTGCACTTCGTAGCGCCCTTAGCGTCTGGTTGGGCAAATTTGCATATTGCCGGATCACACTTGATTGATTTTTCCTCTTTATTCTCGCCATACCATATAGCCCGTTCGCCGTCGCCCTTGCAGCGTAATTTATGGCCTTCGTAAAGCTGAAAAGATGTGTAAAAATTCATATCAATATCATCGAAAATAAGCCGGATCGGAATTTCCTTCGGTTCCTTCCCTAACTGCCGCATTATCTCGCCGTCAATGATATAGTTATCATCCGGCCCTTTTTCGGTGGTAGTAACTACAAAATGATCATAGCGCACTGGTAGCCGGTAGTCTTTGCCGGCCTTTGATTGCCGCTTTTCCCCGTGGCCCCCGATCTTAATTTTTCCGATTTCTGCGAGTCTGGGTGATAGTCCGTTTTTAATCATGCTGCTCTCCTTTTATTTATATTTTTACGGATAGATATCCGTAATTGATTCCGTAATAATTGTTTGACCATCTTTGAGCTAGGTCTACCGGTAAGCGGCATATATTTAACGTCGTCTTTCTTGGCCTGCTTTTTCCTGGTATTCTCGATTATCCGATTCAATACGCTGTCTTTTTTGTATTGTTTCATGAGTGCTCCTTAATTCCTTTTATATCTCTTCTTATAAACTCAACAAGCTCAAAACGCCCAAACCCGCCCCGCTCTGCCAATCGCTCTAATGATTGTTCCTTCCCGTATCGACTTGAGTAATATTCATATGCAATCTCAGCAAGCACCAGGGAACAGTGCACCGCTTTTGATTTAAGCCTTCCGCTTGAATTGGAAATGGTCTTGTATCATCAGTCATCTTAACATCTTCCCGTTAAAACCGATAAGTTTATTGCCCCGGCTGTTGCGTAGGATCGTACGCTCCCGGCTATCATCGTCGATGCAGGAATCCTGTTTACGCATCCAATCTAAGATCATGACTTTGAGCTGTTCACGCCGTTTTTTTAGCGTGCCTTTAGTGCCTAACTCCTCGCCGATCTCTTTATATTCATAACACCATCGTTCCACTTGGTCGCTCGCTACTATCGTCCCCTTTGGTTCAGGGCAGAGCCTTTTAATATCATCGTAGTTTTTGGGTTCGGGTGGTATATCTGTTATGATATGATCTGCCCAGAAGTCGGCATATTTTTTGATCATCAGATCGATTAATTCTTGGTTTCTTTTTATGTGGTATTGGTGGAAATACCCCATCTCGGATAATATCTCAGCCCATCGATACGGTTTGATTCCGCTTTTCAATTTATCGTTCTGCAAATACCATTTTGATCCGGCATGTCCGGGATACCAGCCCGCCGCCTCCCAGTCTGTAACCATGCGAGGAAATACCAATACGCTGACAATTACCTCATACGCTCCGGTGCATAGCATCTGGTGCTGTGTCTGGATATTATATTCTCTCGGGATCCGATTTGATCCGGGATCTCCCCAGGAATTGTTGAATATGAAAGCATTCGTGGTTTTCCCTTCATGTAGATAAGCGCCTGTTTTATATTTACCATCTATATGGCAGGTAATAAAATCCTTGAAGACGTATGCTTTTTCCCGGTCGATAATTTTGCTGTGCTGTGTTTTCTCCGCCAATTTTATAACTGCATCCTCAAAAGCATGGCCCCAGTGTAAAAAAGGAGTATCTTTGAATTCGGGTAAAACATAGCCGTGCGCTTTGTTGAATCCGGGCTGTTGTTCCTCTTTGATTTTTTGCCATGTCTCGAATGGAGTAGACCATTTTGACATACCTAATATAGCCGCTCCCCGTGATGCACTCAGACCGATAGGTAATGATCCCATTACAGATTTGCACCTGTTGCGCTCTGGCTCGGTATCGGCTGATTTAACACCTGCCATATTAGCTGTTCAATCATATTCGACCGGGTACGGTTTTCCGTTTTAGCCAGATTGTCTATTTCTTTCAATAGTTCACTGTCCATAGAAATACTAAATTTTGTTTTCATTCTTTTTCCCTTAATACCGCTTTTTCTTCTATAGACACCACTGTTGTAGTTTTTATATATAGTGTGGAACCGTCGATTAATTTTAATATGATAAATCCCATATCCTTAAAAATCGGTGGTTCACTGCATCTATATTGCTTTTGCTTGTCATCATTAATGATAATCTCAAAATAATCTATTATTGCCATAATGGATATAGTATTATCATACTCGGTAGGCTATGTCAATACTTTTTTTATTTATTTTTACTATCCCGCCTGTACGGGGTAAATAACGCCGATATACGGGCTCTTTACCGCTTAAAATCGGTATTGACAAACATAACGTTAAAACGTATGGTTTTTAATTATATATGGTGTTATGAGTTATGATACAGGGTCATTTTTAGGGTTAAAATATGACTGATATTATAAGTGCTGTTTAACTCCATAGCCTATCTATAATAATAATGTAGGGTTAAAATCAGCCAGAATAGGGGTGATATACTTGTATCAACTGATAAAACGGACTCAATACAGCCAATCCTCATGGCTCCTGTGGGAGCGTATTTGACGGAATTTAGCCTTGAATTGGTTTATAATAGGATTGATAGGCATAGATTCAGCTAAGTTGATTTAAGCTGTTTTACTATATATCCGTATAGTGCTTTTAGCCGATTTAAGCCGAATTCGTAAAAAAAATGCGTTTTTCCGTTTTATTTTGTTTGACATACTATGCGTTATACCGTATTATATAAGTATGATTAAGTTCTATACAAGAGATGGTAAAAGAGTTAACAGAAAAATTGTAGAAAAAAGAAAAGTATTTTTAGTTGATAATCTTAAAAAAGAAGGAAAGATTAAAAATGCTGAAAGTTTTGAGAAAATGTCTTTAATAAAATTTTGTCATTATGGCTATTTTGTCTATAAAAATCAATAGTATGATTAAATTAAACAAGGGGGATGGAATGAAAACATGGCAAATCTTAGCTCGTCACAAATGGATAGCGGATGCGACTATTACAGAAAGCCGGAATATAACAAAGAGTAATATTGACAAAGCCTATCGCCGCTTTACAGCAACCATCCGTGGATGGAGGAATTTCAGAATCTATGAGGGCTATCTTAAATCTGATACTGCACAAAATGTTATGGATAAAGTAAGAGAAATTAGAGATAGAATTGATCAAGGTGATGAATCGGTTTTTAATCTAAATTAGGAAGCTAACATCCTACTGGACGGCTCTCTAACCAGAGCCGTTTGGCGGGCTGTTAGCCTGGTTGAAAATTGGTTTAGGGGGATATTATGTTAATTAAAGCGATTACCGGGGAATATGAGATTGATGAGGCTACTGAAAAAATGTTGGCTCAGGATGCGGATGAAGGAATTCTCAATGATATTGTGAGTATGCATTGTCAGGGCGATGCGGACGATTGGCACAGATTCAACGCTCTAATTGAAATGAATTCCACTATGACTATTGATGAATTTGATAGCATGTGTTCAAGAATCGCAGAAAAAATTAAATCTGAATAGTATTTACCGGGGGTGCAAATCCCCCGGCAGATTATACCCTGTAAGGGGAATATATTTTTGAGGGGGACAAGAAGATGAAACAAATTATATTAAACAAACCAGAAGATGTTTGCCAATATACTTCAAATTTGTTGACTATTATGGCTTTGGCAAATTTGAAAGCGTTTGGTATTTATCGGTGTAAAATCGGCGGGAAAAAAACAGTATTTAAAATCAGGGAGGTAAAATGTTCATAATCTGCGCTTGGTGCGGTAAAACGATAGGGCATAAAAAGGGTGAGGGATTAACTCACGGGATGTGTAAAGAATGTGAAAAAAAAGAGGAGGTGAAGGGGAAATGAAAATAGGTAAAATCGAGATTAGATGGCTTGGTTATAGAAAGGGATATGCCAAGAAAATGATTAGGCAGATATATACTGATCACTTGCAATTTGCTTCACGGGTTCCGGCTAAAATTGCAGCAATAAAATGGCACAGGGAATATGCACTAGAAACAACTGGGGAATGCGGTTTAAAGGAAAGCAAGGAATTAGTTGAAAAAATATTAGGGGGAATACATGAAAATTGAAATAGAGGAAATTGACTACAGGGAAATTATGGATAAACTCGGTGGGATAAAAAGCGCTGCTCTTATGGCAAAAATGGGAACGGAAAGGGAACAAGCGATTTATTTTAACGACACTATCCGATGGGCTGGTGAGATAACTGTCCGGTTGAATAATGGGATAATGGTGCCGAGGACAACGGCAGAAATAGAATTACAAAAAGAAAATAAGGAACTGCGGGAATTGGTTAAAGAAGCTACAGAAATAATGATAGAGCAACAATCAAAACTCCAGGAAATATTAAGTGAGGGACAGAATGAACGATCCTTTTAAAATTACATTTAATCAAGAATATGAATTAGCCTTGAAAGAAGGTAATAAGAGATTCGGCAGTGAATGCAGGCATGAGAATGTTAAAAACGGCATTTGTATAAATTGCTTGAGGACTGTAATTGTCAGGGGGACAAAATGAATAGACTAAAAAAGATGTATGACCATTTGCTCGCACATCCGCCTAAAATGCCAGATGGTACACGCAGGATAGGAGCAACATTATACAGTAATTTCTGGAAGGGTTTCGACGGTATTAAACCCTGCTATATAGTAAGGGGTACGTTTTCCGCAGCAGCTTGGCGGGCAGGTAGAGATTATCGACGGCAATTAAAGGAGGCAGCAGAATGACCCTATATAAAATCGACCAGGGAGAGATAACAGAGGCAGGGCCTAATACTATAGTCAATGGTTGCGATTCGATCCTGGTAGAGGCAGAAACCGAACTACAGGCCGGATGGGTGGGAATATTATTTGATGCGGATAAGATTACTGAGAATGATTTTTTCGGAGCATTCGCAGCCGCACATTTCCCCGACTACATAGACACCCGGACAGCAACCATCATCCTGGGAGTAAAGCAACGGCGGGTAGAGAATTATTGTCAGATATTAGGATTTGAGAAAATCGGGGGGATATATCTGTTGAGTGTCGAGCAATTAGAACAGATATGGCAATATAAATTATTAAATCCGCCGGGCAGGCCGAGGAAGACGGGCTGATTATTAGCGCTGACATGAGTCGGCGCTTTTTTTCTCATATATTTTATAATATTTTTGCGTAATTGCTGATATAGAGCGATTATTTCCATACCATTGATTTACTTTTTCCGTAATCCATTTCCAGCCGGGCCAACTCCATGACCATCCATCATTTACAAGATCATAAAGACATTCGGTTTCTCCATCGATTTCATTTATATCAGGCCATCTCATATCATCGCCTCCTCTCCTGTAAATATTTAAATGGATTGACAACCACTTCAAAATGCAAATGGACTCCGGTGCTCATACCGGTAGATCCCATCTCTCCGATCTGTTGACCTGCTTCTATCCAATCGCCTTCATGTACTGATGTTTTGCTCAAATGGCCGTACAGGCTGAACAGATCATCCCCGTGATTGATTACGATATATCCGCCCATAGCATAGTGACCGTGATATAATATTCCATAATGCCAGCCAGGGGGAAGCCAATGTTCTACTACTCGGCCCGCTAATACTGCATTAACCGGATCGCCTAATTCGCCCGCTATATCAGCGCCTTTATGTAATGCCTCAGTTCCCCCGCCTAACGGATTGACCCGTATCCCAGTGCCGCTTGATATGACAATTTTCTCTATCGGCTGTGAATAGGGCGGCGGTTTTAATTGATCATTCAAGGTCCTGATTTGCTGTTCTTTTGTTATTACTTGCTCTTCAAGTTCAGCTATCCTGCGGGCGGTTGCTCTAATATCTGCTTCGCTGTCGGCCCGGATCCCGAGACCGGTTAAGATTAGGATAGAAAATAAGATTATAATATATTCGGTTTTCATGATTTACCCCCATTGATCTGCCATGGCAGCGGCTATGCCCGGAAAGGTTTTTGATCTTTGCTTTTGTCGATTATTACCTTTAAAATTTCCCATAGTAGTATAATATTCTTTTTTGCCTTGTGGGGAAATATAAATAGGTGCTGGTTTTTCAGTATGCGTTTTATCATTAAATAATTCATTTTCGCTATAATGTAATAGTGGAGAAAGATTTTTTAACCATAGACATGTTCTTTTTAAATGTTTATCACCAAAATAATATGGATGGATAATTTGATCAGGTTTCCGAAAGGCTGTATTAACATAACCCATAGGATTTTCGATACAGATTTTTTCTATATCAGCATTATAAAGCGATAAGAAAAATTGTAATGCTTTTTCTCTTTTTTCAGCACGCCCTGGTTTATGCCAGACTCTATTAGCTGCACAACTCAAATACGTACATGGCGGAAAAGCTATCATCACATCCCAACCATCATTAATTATATCAAACACATCGCCCTGATAATGCGGGCCTGGTTTTTCGGTCGGTAATAAATCGCAGCTTATTGCATCGTGTCCTTTTTTTATAAAAGCGTCTCTTACGATTCCCGAAAATTCGCACGCTATTAGTATTCGCATAACACTATATTATACCTAATTCTTTCTTAATTGACAATACATCCGCTGTTTGCTTCATTTTGTCCAACAGCTTCTCTGCCCGCTGCATCGCTCCGGGAGTACGGAAAATAGCCAGGTCTGCATATAACGTGTCGATCAAATGCCAAAGATCACGCCGGAGTGTAATATCCCCCCGTTCTGTTGCGATTTTTTCCCAAGTAAAAACTTTAGCGATTAGTTGTTGGAGATGTGGGGTCATTTCCCCCCGCTGTTAAGACACCTCGGACATTTAATAATCCAGTTATCGCCTTCTTTGACATTTTTCCAACCTGCCTTTTTCATTTCAGCTTTGGCTACATGGTATGGCCCGATTAATTCCAACGTATCCCCGCAGCCTTCGCATGTTAAGATTGTTTTAATTCCCATCCTGTCCTCCAGTATTTATTTTAAATCAGTCGAATAATGTTTGAATTATTTTTTTAAAATCATAAGAATTGGCCAAGTTCTTTTTTGCTTTTTGAAACATTACCTTTCCGAATTCAGCAACTACCTTTTCCAGACCTTCAGCAAGCCCGGCTAAAATAACGGCTTTTTGTTCTTTTAATTGCTTTAATAGTGTAGGTGCGATTTCCTTTTCTAAAAATTCATTAACCGCCTCTGCTACAATATCATTAGCCTGATATTCTAAAGCCTCTTTTAACTGTTCTTTTGTAATTGCTTCAATCTGATTAGCTAACGTTTCTTTATTTCTTTCTAAAATGCCCTTTACGTCAATTTCCATTACTTCCATCCTCCTAATAATATTTTTTTGATCACACTGCTAATCGTCCGCGGCTGCGGGCGTTTTATCCTCTGCTCTTTAAACCGTTCTTCTTTGCCGACGATTTTAATGTCGAGTTTAATGTATGGTACATTAAGCGGTTTTTTGTCTAAAAACCATATTGGTTCTTCTATTAGATGCGCTATTTGTTTATCAACGTCTTTGCCACTGCTGCCAATTATACTCATATATCGGATCATAATTTCTCCTCCATTCCTTGTTTTAAATCGGAGCAGGCGCAAAACCTGGGAGAGTTGTAACGCCCGCCCCTTTATTATCTTACCCGGACAGAGGATCAAAGATCATAACCGGGATTTTACCTTTAAATTGCCCGTGCTCTGTGGGCCTATAATTTATGATCACCCACCCTTACCCCATCGCTGTCCTCGGCACGGGCTTCAAAAATGGAATACTCTGTAAAGTGCCAGCCTTCCACTGGCTCGGTTGCAGAAATTGTGCGTGTCCGCAACTTGTTGGCTTTCGTTTGCACCATAAAAGCCAACACAATTTATCCCCGAAGGGTTTAGCCGATATCAGGAATTGAACCCGAACTACTGCTCTACCAATTGAGCTATATCGGCATATTAAATCGCTCGGCTGGGACAAGGAGGAACCTCGCCGAGCTGTTGCATTACTTAACCTATAGTCTGGCATTTGCATTTATTGCAAACATTTAATTTAACATATTTCACTTTTTTACTTTGTCTTAATGGCCGATCAGTTTCAATTGTTATAACTGCTTCTTTTTTATTGCATAGTTCACAGGTCATGATTTTATATCCTTGCTTTTAGTCGCCATACATTGCCAGTTATACGAACAGATCTCCTTGCGTTGGACAGAACTCTAAGCGGAAATTTGGATTTTTTTCATGTATTTCCTTTGTAATCTCTTCAGTCATTTCCCGCGTGTTTTGTTCTGCTTGCCGTGGGCCTACGCCATGGTTTTTACCGCCACAAATACAATTACAATGCGGATGCTTAGCATTATGGCATCGAGCATCACATCGCCCGACGCATCCATCAGAATTATGAACAGAAATTAAGATCATGGTATTCTTAATTTACCCCCTATCATGATATCGCCTCATTAGCGATGCCGTGTTTTTCTATATGTTTTTTGATTTGTTTGTGGATACAATCAGCGCCTAATTTATCAAAGACAGAATCTATGGCGGTTTTAATATCACATTGGTATTCTGTATGTTTGAAACCGCCACCGCTTAACCATTCTGTAATTAAAAAACCATCAAGAGAACTCTTATGCACAAAAAACCATATCCCCCGATATTCAAATGGCTTGCCCTCTACTTTCCGGGAAGCAGTTCCTTCACCCGTCATTATATTAGCGGTCATTTAGTTTTCTCCTTTGCTCCGCCATGCAAGCAAAATAATCCTTGCACGTAGGGCAGTTTATTGTTCTACCGGATCGACACATTTCTTTGCCTCCAGTGCTTCCATGTATACATCTGTGAAATTATTCTCGTCCCATTTATGCCATATCATACAGTCTGTCCCCTCTTTGTAGCCAGTTCTATAAGCCACCTCCACCAGCTCCTTCACTCCTGATACGTTGATAAGGGGGATGGGGTTGAGAAGGGTATCTGCTATGATTTAATTGACTATTTTAAGTGTTGCTGGCTGATTACCGTAGTTATAATACATTTCCCCCATGAGTTTCATTGTCATTTTTTCAGCGTAGTTCATCCCTTATCCTCCAAAGCCTTTTTAACCATCTTGCCTCTTTTCTTTTTCAATTCCAGAATTGCCTTGGCACAATCCGGACAGATTACTTGCTGATAAAAAGGATAATCCATTTTCCCTGACATTTTTTTTAGATTTACTTCCCAATGATCTGTCCAATCATTCCACCAATAAGGTCCGTGTGCCTTTATAAACTTCCTACACCAGTGACAAATCATTCCAGGCGATCCTTTTATGTCATCATTATCATTATCACTCGGCCCTTTCTTATACGAGTCACCTGAACTTCCCCGATGATATCTGCTTTCTCCTGAACCTGACCAATTACTACTACAACCTGGTTTGCTATGACGTGACATTTTATCCTCCTTTAATTTCGACTACTTGATTGCTCATCCTTATCCTCCAGTGCTTCCATGTAATTTTGTGTGGCCGTGGCTTTATATACCTTAATATCATTAACTCGCCATCTGTTGAAACCTATCGTAAAACCATCTGTATAAGCCTTTTTTATCAGTTCTTTAACTCCCGTTATTTGGATAAGGGGCACTCTCTTATTCCAGGCTTTTATGGCCTGCTCTCTAGATGTAAAATATTCATTCATTATGGCAGGCATTAAGATACAACCCTTTATACAGACTACTTGCCAACTATTTCTGAATGACAGATTTTGCGCAACAGCTTTTTCCCCGCAAAACGGACAGGTTTTTAATTCAGTCATATCAGTTGATTCCTAATCATGGCAGCAAGGTTCATTATGTCTACCATGTTATCCGGGGAGAAGTCTTTCATAATATGTTCAACTAATTTGTTTTTTAAAATAGGAAGATTTTCCGGATCATCCCATCCACCCCAACCTTGCACATATTTCTTGCTTAGTTTTATCAACATCGCTTTCTTTGCGTCATCTATTAAAATGTTTAATGCCTGAATTTCGCATGTTACATTATGCAAACATTCATCAACCGAACGACAGCCGCATGGCCTGATAAAATCTTCTGTTTTAATCATTTAAAAAGCCCCTTGCTTTTTATCAACTGCTTCAATTTCCATCTGAAGAGCTGTTTTTTTCGGTTTCCTGTTTTTATTTAATTCTCTGTTTTCACAAAGCTCTTTAAATAAATCCGGCTCATTACTTTTAATATCTTGTAAAATCAAATCTTCTAAATACGATTGAAAAGATAGATTAAGATTGTTTGCCCTTCTCCGGGCAGCTTCTCGGACTTTCCTGCTGATTTTAATTGACGTAATCATCATATCCATTTTACTATTGCCTCCATAGTTTAAATTATAACAAGGGCAGGATTTGAACCTGCAATCGGCGTCCCGGACAGCGATTAGGCAATTACTCCTATGTACCGCCGTGTGTCTACCATTCCACCACCTTGCTACCCTACTCACGGCTTTGTAGTGTGGCCGCTTTCGATTATCAATATATATCTACTAATTAGGGATATTAATATAATAATAATACTTTGTCAAGCACTTTTTTATTAAATTAGCATATCTTTTTAATTCTATATCATATAACGATTTAATGGAATTATTACCTTTTTATTACTAATGTAATGGATTTTATGGAAAAGGTAATATTTTTAATTCTCTATATAGTAAAGACTTATTTGATTTAATTACAATAATTACTATAATTACCTGTTTTTAACACAAAAGAACTTTTACACTAACTACCTACTTATATACTTAAATATGTTATTAATTAGTTAGTTAGCCTAAAAAGTAGAAAATGCCCAAACAAGGTAATAAAGGTAATTAATGTAATAAGAGAGAGAGAGAGATGAGATATAAATATATATACTCTATACTCTTATCTTAATTCTCTTATGCTTTAATAACATGATTACCTTTATTACAAAAATAAATAAATATTACCTTTTTTTAGCAATAATTATGATTTGCAATCCCCTACAGGATATGCTATGATATGGACCATGGCTGAAATGCTGAAATTAAAAGTAGATTTCAAAGAACTGCAAGTCCTAAAAAAAGACTTTAAATTCAAACGCCCATCCCAGGTTATAGCGGCGGTCCGTACAACTCTCAATGATGAAGCTTTTGCGGTAATGAACAGAGCCCGAAAAGAAGTACTTCCAAGAATATTTCATATTCGTAACGCCTGGGTAGCATCTAGTATTCTTGTAACAAAAGCAGTAGGCCGTAATGTTCGGGCTATGCAGGCTATTACAGGGGCTAAGAAAAGATGGGGCAGGAATAGGGGTAAACCATTTAAGGGCTTGAGGGATCAAGAGTTTGGAGCAACAAAAAGTAGCCCCGATATATCTACACTCGAAGCACGGGGAGGATCGATTAAAAAACGTGTGCGCCCATCGGCACGGTATAATAGACTCGGCAGTATAGAGAGAGCTAGTGATTATCCGGGGAGTAGCCCAGAGCACAGGATAATAGTTATGTTACGTGATCTTGCAGGCCAGAACTTTAAAGGTGGCATGTTTATACGCAAGAGTAGACGATTTAAAACAGGCATTTATAAATTCAAAGGCCGTGGCAGAAAGGCAAGGCAGGGCGGAGTAATTAAACCGATACGGATGATCAAAGATTTATCAAAGGATACTATACGAATACCCGCCAAGCCTTGGCTTAAGACTTCAAACAAAAAAGCTCTGACTCAAAAAGTTATCAGCCGCTTTTGGTTGCGTAACGTCCGCCGCTTCACTAAAAAAACGAAGTGATGTATTTACAATTGATTTAATCCACACCAATGCAGCCTATCAGTTATATATCTATATGTTATTAAGGTACTGTACCCCTATATAGCAATCTTAGGCGGGTCAGGCTGTGTCGCTCGAAAGTGGGCATATCGCAACTTTGTCAACCGGTTGACACGCTACTTTCATGGCGGCAGCTTGACAGATTGTCAATTAATACATTAAGTTTACAAAATGCGATTAATAACAAAATCGGAATTCGCCCGTCTTGCCGGAGTAACCAGGCAGGCAATCGGAAACGCTATAAAAGAAAAACGACTTGATGTAATCGGTGAAGGCCGGACAGCGAAAATAAACGCAGGATGTTATAAATCAATTCAGTATATTAAAATCGGCAATATTCAACGGGATACACGGGATACACGGGATACCCCCGCCGGCGCAACAGTAATAAAAAAACTGATAAAACAAAAACGGGTTAAGACCGGGCAGACAATTAAATCCAAAAAGAAAGTTAAATCGCCGGCGGGCAAGAAGCCGGGTAAAAAGATTAAAATACATCTTCCCCCTGATAAGCCAGCGAAGGGAAAAGCGAAAGGAAAAAAGAAAAATAAAATCGCTCCGGAGAAAACAAAAGAAATAGCAGTTTCAGATATTCCGAAAAAAGAATTAGAAGAACTTTTAAATCTCGGTGCACGATATGAAAAAGCACGTACCGGAAAAATAGAACAACAGGAACTCGATTTAAAATTAAAAAATGCCCGCACCAGGGGAGAGCTTGTCGATCGGGAAAAAGTTTATAATCATTTATTTACATATCTCGATAAACTCCATTCCAATTTAGAACGCCTGGCTGATTCCTTCCTCTCGGACGTTGGCCCTTTAATTATTGATGCAGGGAAATTAATCCCTGAACATCGGGAGCAGTGGAAAGATGAGGTATTAAGCCAGATAGATGAGAGTAAAAAGAGTATTGTAAAAATGCTTAAGAAGATTGAGAAGGAGCAGAAGTGATCGAAGTCATAACTCCCCTTGAAAACGATATTGCATGGCTTGCAGATTCTTTTAGTCGCCGACCTACAAAACGCCGTAATTTAACAATCTCAGAATATGCAGAGACAACAATAATTCCCACCGGTAAATATCGGGGAGTTAAATTCAGAAATGATAGAGCACCCTATATGATCCGCCCGATGCAATTATTATCTCCTCAATCAAATATTCAAGAAGTCCGGTTAATGTGGCCCGCACAGTCCGGTAAAACAACAGTCGGTGAAATGATGGCTTTATACTATGTCGAGGTAATACCATCAGAAATATTATACGTCGGCAGCAATGCAAGTGCTGCCCGTAAATGGGCAGAGAAAAGAATTACCCCCAGGGCAATCAGAGCGGGTATAGAGTTTAGAGCGCAGACAGAAAATAAAGCAAGCCGTCGGTCAGGCGATACAATTTATTCAAAAGAGTTTGACGGTGGTAATCTTGATCTTGCTTCCGCCCTCTCTGCCGCCTCCCTCGCATCCGAAACAAAGCGTGTGGTAATCGCTGATGAAACCGACCGTTGGAAATTAGAGCTCGGCGCTGAAGGTTTGACCTGGGACGTAATGCACGCCCGTACACAGGCATGGGGAGATCAAAAAATAATATTAGCAATCAGCACACCGACTACAATAGAAGCATCGATGATTTACCCTCTTTTTGAAGAGGGAACGCAGGAAGAATTTTTTGTACCCTGTCCTATCTGCGGCAAAAAACAAATATTAAAATTATCGGACGGCGGAGCATCAGGTCTTAAATGGGAAACGAAAGAAGGAAAAATTGTCGAAACATTAATTTATTATATTTGTGAGTTTTGTGGGGATGTTTGGTTTGAATCAAAAAAACATTATGTTTTAAATGGAGGTGTATGGATAGCGCAGGCAATCCCGATAAATAAATATATTGCCAGTCTGCACATAAACGCAATCTACTCTCCTTTCATGTCCTGGTATGAAATCGCACAGGAGCATGAAAAAACAATCGGCAATCCCGCTAAAATGCAAACATTTCAAAACCTTATAATGGGCAATCCATACCGGGAAACCGGATCGAGACCAAAGCTAGAAAACATAATCGAATTGAGAGGTGGTTACAAAACTGGCGATATACCTGATGATGTGCTTTATCTTGTAGCCGGTGTCGACGTACAACAGGGATCGATTAGAGACAAAAATAATCCGCCCCGTGTAGAGTTGGAAATACTAGGTATCGGCTCAGCTTACCGCACCTGGTCAATAGAATATTTAAGATTTGAAGGACCTATCGATGATCCGTTCTCCGGTGCATGGGAGAAATTACACCAATGGGCAATTGATGGCGGATTGAATTATACCCGTGCCGATGGCGTGCAATTTACGGTAAAATTAATTTTTATCGACTCAGGCGATGGAACCAACAACGATACTGTTTACCGTTTTACCGGGCGCTGGAATAATACCTATCCGATTAAGGGTTTTTCCGTACTTACAAAAAGAAAACTGGAAAAAGGCGATGAAGTAGCTCCATTTAATTTTAAACGCTTCAGACCGATAAAAGTTGATGAGGATACAACGCTTTATGAAATCTCAACCAATTATTATAAAACACAAGTTTATAATAATCTAAAAATCCTCCGCAGCGATACCGAACCACAGCCGCCAGGGTTTTGCAATTTCCCCCGTGACTATGGAGAGAAATATTTTAAAATGCTAAATGCCGAAGAGAAGCGAACAGACGGCAGCTTTCATGATGGAGGCAGACGCAACGAAGCGCTCGATTGTAGAGTATATGCTCTCTGTGCTGCGGATATATGGTTGAATAATAAAGTAGATCTCACTAAAGGGTGGGCTAAATCTAATAAGATGAACCAGGCGGATATTTTAAAAATTAACCATAAATACGTTTTGCATGTGCTGGAGAGGCAGACAGCAAGGAAGGAGTCGGCTTAATAGCCACCGGAAGAACATCACGGCAAAAACAAATAAAAAATAAATCGTGATAAACTATCTTGACAACTGGAAATAATTAATTTATTATATCCGTTATGAGTTGTCTCACGTCTACGCAGATAGCAGAGATTCAAGCAAAAATAACAAAACGAAAAGAACAATTAACAAAAGCCGAAGCAGCATACGACGCCGCACTGACCGAAATTGAAGAATATAGATTCGATAGCGGAGTCGGTTCTCAAAGAGTTCGGTATCGAGGTTTAGACAAATTACGAAAAGCAATAACGCATATTGAAGCGCAAATCGACTGGCTTGAACGCAGATTAACCGGGAAAGGGATCTCCGCACTTAATCTCCGGCGCAAAGGCGGATATTAACCAGCATGGCATTATTTAAAAAAAGAACCAGCAGATTAGACCGTAAAATCCAACAGGCAGTCGCTAAAATAACCCCGGCAATATCCGGCGCAGCAGTAGCCGCATATAAAGAAAAATATAATATCTCTGCATATACCGGCACATCGACTCTGTTCGGCTCATCTCGTTCTTCAGGCGCAAAATGGCCGAACGGCATGAGCTCTCATATTAACTCTCTGCACATCAACCATTTTACCAGCAGAATGAACGCACGTGAAATAATGCACGATGTACCACAGGCCCGCTCAATGGTAGAGCGTTTTGCCGATTCCGAGGTAGACATCGGTATAAAAGTGGAACCGACCCCAGATCCTGATATTTTAGGAATCACCCCGGAACATGCAGAAGCATGGGGAGAGGATAGCGGTAAACGTTTTGATTTGTGGGCACGGAGTAAAAAATCCCATCGTTCCAGAATAATGACATTTTACCAAGCACAACGATTATACGCACTATGGCAGCAGCGGGATAGCGATATGTTCACCCGTTTGCATTACTCCCTGGAGCGTGATGTTTCCAATCCCTTGCAATTTCAATTTATCGACCCGAATCAGATACGTGGCTTTGCTTATACAAACAATTATATGAGTTATGTTCAGAGCGATGGCATTACCCGTGACGACCGTGGTAGAGAAACAAGTTATAAAGTTTGGATACAAAGCCAGGCAGAGGGAACCAATAAAGGCAAATTCAAAGATATAACAATTCCCGCCCGTGGCTCGAAATCAGGTCGAATATTCATGCTGCATGGATATAGCGCAGAATACGCAGGCCAGGGAAGAGGTTACTCCAGACTCGCACACGCTCTGCAGGACCTTGAAAACATAACCGATTTTACCAGCGCACAACTCAAAAAAGCAATCAATCAATCCAGCATGGTAGGATTTATCGAACCATCAGAAAATAATCCTTCCAGCAATCCTTTTGCCGACATGCCCGCAGGCCCGCAGACCGTAGTTGTTGGCGAAACAGAATACACAGTAAAAGAATCCGAAGCATTAGACTTTTGCGATATACCCGAAGCCGCAACCCGGATTCCCGGCTCGGCCATGATCGCTAATCTAAAAGAAGGCGAGAAAATAAAATTTCTTGAGGGAACCGCTCCCTCAGAAACTTTTGAAACTTTTGTTGATGCTGTAATGTCCTATCTATCAAGCTCGCTCGGCATCCCCCTTGAAGTCGTGCTGATGAAATTCAACCAGAACTACTCTGCCAGCCGTGCGGCGCTTATACTCTTTTGGCGTGTAGCAAATATATGGCAACAGGAAATGGACGCTGATTTAATATCTCCAATTTATGAAATGTTTATTGCCGAAGAAATCGCCGCCGGTAACATCCAGGCCCCCGGATGGTCAGATCCACTATACAGGGACGCATGGCTAATGCACAGCCTGATAACCGCTCCTATGCCAAATATCGATCCGATGAAAACAGCCAAAGCGGATGAGACTTATATCGGCATGGGAGCAACGACGTTAGATCGTGTAGCGAGGGAATTGAACGGATCATCGGGTAAGGCAAATCGGCTAAAATTAAAGAGGGAATACGAAGAGCTCCCTGCCAGCCCTTTTAAAAAATCCGCACCGGCGGCGGGCAGCACAGCAACGACAGAAGAGAGCAATCCGAAACCGCATAAAGATGACGATAAAAACGAGGCGGTTACCCCGACAGTTACCCCGACGGTAACGAACGATGAGATAATGGAAGTATTGGAAGAAATATCTGATAAAATATTAATGGAGGATGAGTAAAATGGCAAATCCAGCAATATCAGTTTGCACAGCGGACACATGGGTCAAAGTGGCAACTAATGTAAAGACCGCAACCATACACAAAAAAATAACCGGGAGCTACATGCACACCTACCGGCTCACCGGCGGGGCGGCTCCTACCGATCTTACGGATGCAATACAAATGTATGATCAGTCAGTCGAATATAACCACAGTGCTGAAATTGACATATACATCTATTGCCAAGGCGCCGCCGGATCAGTGAGGGTAGACGCATGAGTAGAGCAGGAAATATAGGAGCAGAAATAACCGTACTCGATTTAGTACAGGCTGAAACCGATAAAATAGACGCCGCAGCCGCCGACGGTGTGGGAGGGGTAGCCGACTCATTAGCAGACAGACTTGGAGAAATGCAAATTGAACACAGCCATGTAACAAATATTTTTCCAGAAGATTCAGATGAAACTGTAACTTTTACGGCTCATGCCAGTGCTGACACTTTTGGCGCCTGGGCGGAAATTGTTGATAATAATGCCGTAACTTTATCCAGTAAATTTGCAGCAGCCGGCGGACATATTACCGGTATACAGGCAGAATCGGCCAGCGTAGACGATAAAATGTATATATTTGAAATATCATATGGAGCATCGAATATTATTGTTGCAACAGGTCGTTTGCAATCCGCAACAAATAAAATAAATGCCATACAGCAAATGCGTATGAGCTCTAAATTTATCCCGGCGGGTGAAACTATTTACTATCGGATCAAATGCGAAACCGGCGGAGCGAATATCACAGCAGGACTCAGATATCATATCGATTGATGGAGTAAAATATGACAAAAGATGCACATGAAGATATGACATTAAAACATGAACATATCCTATATGATACCAACGGACAAAAAGGAGTTGTTAAAAAAGTCGAGGTTTTATACGAATGGTTTCTCACTTCCAGAGGCAAAAACTCAGTAATAATGTTTGTAAAAGACGTTTTAATCTCAGGCGGTATAATCGCCGTACTGATTAGTTGGTGGTTAAAAGGATAATTATGCCAGCCTACCAAACAGATTTTACCGGTTTTATCAGAGATGACGGCTGTCTCTGTTTTGACCTGGTAGATATAGCACAAGAAAAAGTCGGCCAGGAATTAACCCAGGTAAAACTTGCCGATTTGATCTATGTTCTCCATTGGAAAGTGCCATGTTCATACAACAAAAACAGGCCGGTATTATCCGATGAGGACGATATAACAAAACCTGGAATATTTGTATGGGATCATGAGACAGTCGTTCATCAAGCACTATTATTTTTAAATATAACAAATTTGAAAATTAAATATATCGGCAGGATATACATGCCCTGGGAAGAAGCACGAAGTAAAGTCAGTTTCGGCACCCGCTCAAATGCAGATGAATTAATAATGCAGACCAGGACAATTAACGGCGGTCATTTTCGGCGGCCTAATTATGATAGTTGGAAGCCCGGAACTCAAATGATCGATCTAAAATCTTTACGATATTACAGGTGGATTAAAACATAGGAGGGTAGAATGCAGTTATTAAAAAGAATGTATGGATTTTTATTGAAGTTATGGTCAATTAAGGTTGCTTTAATAGTGTTGGCAACATGGGCTTTATGTCATGCTTTGATTAGCGAATGGGTTTGGTTTGGCTGTGCACTGTTGCTGATAGGCGGTCGTGAGGTAGCTAAGATAATGGCCGGTAGAATAGGGATAGGGAAATAAAGATGTTTAAGAAAATAATGGCAGTGCTTCAATTAATTATCGGAGCCCTATTTGTAGCCGTATTATTCCTATTCACAAAACGGAAAGTGACAAGGATAAGCCTTGACAAAATACAAAAAGACGCAGAGCAGGAGGCGAAAGAAAAATATGAAGAAATGTCTAATGATGATATTGTTGATGAGCTTGTTAATGCCAATGATATACGCAACACCGACGGAATCCCCGACGGAACCATCCGCGCAAGATCTCTATTCCGCGATAGATCCAAAACTTTACTATCCCGGCTCGGCAGTAAAGGAATTCGCAGAGAAGATATTCCAAGAAGTAGACAGAGCGGCGATAGCGGCATATCAACAGGGAAAAATTGACGGAGCGGCTCAAGCGGCAGTACCCTTGTTGATTGAAATTATTGGCTTAAGGGCATGGAAGAAAGGTGCAGAGGATAAGTTCAAGAGCGGTATTTTGAAAACCGTATTGTTTATAGTGGGTGGAGTAGCGGCCGGTTATACGATACGGATAATTATTGATTAAATAAAAGGCAAATATTAATTTTGGACATAAATGAAAACCTAATAGGACTTTGGCGACTCAATAAAGGCTCTGGCCTTGTAGCATATGATACCAGCGGCAACGGAAATGACGGAGCCCTAGAAGGCGACAATCCTACCTGGGTTCCTGGTAAGTCTGGTAAAGCAATTAATCTGCCCGGAGCAAATGAACGGATAGACTGCGGGAACGGTGCACCATTAAATCAAATCGGCAACGGTTCTTTTTGGATTCCATTTTGGATGAAGAGTAAAGATACGGTACCGCTGGCTAATGGAATGCTATTCATAAAACAGCAAGATGCCAGTAATTATATCAGGTTGCAAACTGGCACAAGCAATCGCTTAACCTGTTCTCTTTTTAAAGGTGGTGTGGGCATTAATAATGCGCCATTTAGTACAGACACAGACCCCTTTGATGCTATTTGGAATCATATTGTTTTAGTATTTAATAGAACAACCGACAAAGCTCTTTTATACATGAATACGATAAAAGATTCTATAGAAACAGATATTAGTTCTAGTCCGGTAGATAGTAGCAATACAGGGGTTCTGACATGGGGAGCATATCAAACGGGCGTTCTGGCTTACGAAGGCGGTCTTGACGAAATGCGCATATATACAGGTGTGCCTACGCAAGAGAAAATAGATTTTTTACATGATTATCCCAGCGGAATAGCAATACCAACGAGAATACATCATCTGAGACAGCAGAAAATAGCATAGGAGTGAAATATGATTGAATTAAGAGAAGCAACAGCAGGCCAGGAAATACCGTTAGGACATTTCCTCGACTCCATAACCGGCGACGATGAAGAGACAGGACTTACTATAGCAAATACAGATATAAAAATATGGAAAAATGGAGCTACTACTTTAGTCAATAAAAACTCTGGAGATGCTACTCATATGAGCAACAGCATATATTATGCTGTTTTGGATGCTATCGATTCAGACACACCTGGCCCTATGGTTATATTCGTTCATGTTGCGGGCGCCTTGGCCGTTAGGGTTGAGTGTAGTGTTTTGCTTGCAAATGTTTGGGATAACAAATATGACACACCGGTAAACTTTGCCCTTGAAGCAACTGCTCAATTAATTCTTGATTACGAAGCAGGCGATTGGGAAATAACAAATGATAAAATGATTTTCAAAACAAAAGCGGGCGCAACCCTTGCAACTTATAATTTAACAAAAGCCGGAGTACCGAATTCTGATTCTCCTGACAAAAGAACTAAAATATGAGCCAAATAATAACAAAAGGGTTGTTATCCTCAAAACTCATAATGCAAGGTTATGGCGGTAAATTCAACAAAATGTTCATATCTCTAAGGACAAAACGACCCGGAATCACAGCATCGTATAAACAACCTGAATTGACTTTTACCACCAAACGTCCTACCATAACCGGCGAAGGTACTGGTTAGGAGAATAAAAAATATGAGTATAATATTAACGTCTGATAAAGCAGTTGAAAAAAGTACATTTATTATAACCGCTAATTTTTTCAATGAGGACGATAATGCCGTAATACCTAATAACATTAAATGGACATTATCCGATTCATCCGGTGATATAATCAATTCCAGGGAGGATGTTGTTATCGTAGTTCCCGCCGCAACCGTAACAATAGTTTTATCCGATGATGATTTAGCAATTATCGATACTGACCTAAACAGGTTTTTTACAATTGAAGCGGATTACGACTCAGCTTTAGGCTCAGGATTACCGCTAAATGAAGAGCTGCAATTTAAAATAAGGCCGCTGGTGAATGTAACATAATAAAATAATCACGTTTTTTTGAAACTATATTGACAGCGTGATTAATATAGTATAAATTGGTAAATGGATAGGGTTAGCGCCTGAAAAGCTGAATTCCGATCAGCCTGCCATTTACTTTTAAAATGGATATCGGAACAATAACAACGGAGGTTATTATGGTAAATATGAAATGCCTAAAATATTTGCATGTGAAAAAGAATACCTTCTCGTTTATCAACAGAAAATCCTTAACGCTACCGCCGAAGAGATAACCGGCGCACAAGAACTTTTCGGCGGTCAAGAATTACCCGACATACTATTTATAGACGGCTCAATTGCTCGAATAAAAATCGAGGGAATGCTCAGTCGTAAAGGCCCCTCCCCTATTGCCCGATTTTTTGGATTTACCGGAACCGGATATATTGAAATAATCGAATCCCTCCAGGCCGTAGCCGACAGACCGGATATAGAAAAAATCATTTTAGAAATGAATACTCCCGGCGGCGATGTTAAAGGCGTGGACGGAGTTTTTATTGCTGTCAGAGATACAAATAAAAAAATAAAAGTAATCGCAGAGAATCACGGCCTTTTAGCATCCGGTGGATATTGGATTGCCGCAGCCGCCTCTAAAATCGTAGCAATCGGCCCGTCGGTAGAAACCGGATCAATCGGGGTTATTATAACGGCGATTGATGATACAGAATGGCTCAAAGATATGGGAGTAAAAATTGTTAGAATCGTATCTCGAAATGCTCCTAAAAAAGCGCCAGATATAAATAAAAAAGCCGGTCGTGATGTGATCCAGGATAGAGCGGATGCCCTTGAACGGGTATTTATAAAACGGATCTCCGAAGGTCGAAAAGTGTCTGAAGATCATATTATAAAAAACTTTGGTCGTGGCTCCGTAATGATAGCCGATGACCCGGACAAATCAAATCCAGACGCCCTCTCGGTCGGCATGATCGACGAGGTAATAAACAAGATATCCACAAGTCCCGCGGTTCCCGGAGTACAGGCCGTAGCCGCAGATCCGGAACTAGACCCGCAGCCGAACAAGATAGATAAGACAGAATACGAAAAATATATCTCAACTCTTGAATTAAAATCTCAAGGGGCAGAGATAGGAAATAATGTCGCCGCTGAAACCGACGACGGAAATAAAAATACCAATCAGGAGGTTAAAACCGTGAATTTAAAAGAAATCATGGCAAGTGATCCCGCTGTTAAGGCTGAAATCGCCGCTCTTTTAGAAGAGTCAAAAAAGGCCGGGATTGCAGAAGGAAAAGCAGAAATCGAAGCCCGCATAAAAGCGGCTGTATCTTTTATCGGTAATGAAAAATACAAGGGGATTGAAAGTCTCGCTAAAAAAGTATTAACCGGTGAAAGCGGAATTGCCGCTCTCGAAGGTGCTGTAACGGCATACGATATGCTGAAAGAACAGGACAACTCGGCAGCCGCAAAAAAAGAAGGGGATAAACTCCCCGATACTCCCGCACAGAATGGCGCCGATGCAGTCGATGAGGTGGCCGGTATGGTCGCCGAAGATAAAAAAAAGATAGGGAGGGTATAAATTATGGCCGTACAAGTAAGTAGAGATAATTTATCAGTACCTTTTATTCGCTCCGGCGTGTCAGTGGCAAAAGAAAATGAAACTATCGAGCAAGACGCCGGGCGTGCCGCAGTTCTAAAAAATCTAACGGTAATGGCAAAAAAGAATGAATCAATCGCC